TAAGTAAATCCCGCCGCTACGTCACCACCCCACTTCTTGGTCAGTCCAAACCACTTCCGAGTAACCACTCCGAACTTAGAATCTTCATAGAAATTAGGCATGTTTTTCTCCTAGACCGCGCTGTCAAATTTGACGATACGCGCCTGGGTCGTATTGGTATGACAGATTCCATAACCCAGCAGAGCATACCATGCGATACCACGAGAACGCCCATAGTCATCGGGGATTTTAGCCCTGATTTCCTCTGGAGTGTGCATGGCCTCGCAGATAGTATCCTCTCCGAAGACAAATACCCAGTCGCCCGCAGTCCCCGAACCTACATTCCATCCATCTCCTGAATCAGAGAACGGATCAAATGTAGTCGAGTCTGCCGCACCGCCTACTGGAATACAGGTCTGCTCGACGAAACGGGTGTTTTCATATCTACCAATTTCCCCGTTCATAATCATCTCAAGACCAGTTTCGGTGTATTGATGCAGAGTTTCTAGGGTGTTCTTCAAACCCCTAAGTGCGAGCGGACGGGCAATTGCGTAGTAATCGTTCGCCGTGTAGGGGGGAATGTTACGACCTTTCATCGTGTCTACCAGAGACTTCAGGTTGGTAGTAGACATCGCCACCGAATTCGTCAAAGTTGCTGTCGAATTGGTGGTAAGACTGATATTGTCTCCCGTCGCTGTAGCTGCCGCCCTGAGAGGCGTAGCATTGAATTGCTGCCAGCACAGAGAGTCAAGATCGACCGAAGCGTCGTACTTCAGAACTTTCATGATCGGCTGTCGGACGGTGAATTGAGACAGATTCTCAAGTAGTTCTGTGTAGGGGACACTGAAACCTCTTTCGTTCATGGTCAGCGTCCCTTGCAGGATGGTGTGCTGTCCTTGACCGATAGTATTGGTTTCATTAAGAGCCCTAGATGCACGAGGCATCATCGGGATCGTATCCCAGGTGAAGGTCTGACCCGACCTAGAAACCGACCCGAAGGCATCTCGGATGTCGGCAAATTGACGAAATTTACAAGTTGCTTGTACTCCATCCCTGAGTTCCTTGGAAAGACCCAGAGAGTAGTAAAAGCCCCCTAGGGAGTTAACACTCCATAGTTGACCAGCCATTTAAGTCTCCTAGTTTTACCCAATGGGTAAACCCCGTTTCTTCCTCATTGCGTTGAGGACATCTGCTCGGGTTTCCGGCTTGGGTTCTTCCGCCACCGCTGCTCTTGCAGAGGCTTGTGGAAGATTCACGATGGAGGATTTTCGCTCCTCTTTCTCGGTCAACTGGCTGGGAGTGTCAGGAGACTTCTGCGAACCTGCCTGCTGGGATTGCTTGGGCATGATCGCTCTTACTTCATTGCCGATAGATCGGTAGAAATTATTCCAATCTCCGGGATGTCCTTTGGCAAGTCTCCGGTTCCTCTTGGTCATTACCAGATCAAGATAATCTTGGGAGACTGCAATATCCGAGAATTCCTTGTCAAATTGCCTTACAGCATCGTCATGTCTGATTCGGTCTGCTACTTGATTGACCATCTCGTTCTGGTCAATGGGTTTAGCTTGTCTTGCATCCATCAACTCCTGGAAAGCTTTAGCTGATTCTTCAGGAGTGCCCCACTTCATGACTTCAAGCTTTTGCTTTACGAAGTCATCAGGGGCTTGTTTAGGAGTTTCGGCAGTCGATTTAAGCCTTTGAATCTCGGCTAGGGCTTCCTTGGCTTGCTCCAGTCGGTTTTCAGCAGCCTTTTGAATCCTCCAAGTCCTCTCTCCACCGGCAGCAGCGATTTCGTCTGGACTTACGTCATAGTCCTGTCCATCTACTGTCTGACGGCTTGTAGCAGGGGAGAATTTACCCCCTTGGAGCATTGATTCAGGGGTAGGAGGAGGAGGGTCTTGAGGTGTTTCAGTTTTTTCGACTTTGGGGGCTTCCTCATCTAGCCCCAACTGACCTTTGAGACCTGTTTCTGACTTGGTTTGAAGGTCTCGGGCTTCAATCTGTTCCATAGCCAGCCTACGGCCTTCGTTTCGAGGGGGTCTACGTACTAGATCGTTCTTTTCTTCTAACTGAGGGGCTTCTGGCTCGATTGAAGGGCTTTCTTGAGGTGTTTCACGTGGAACACTTTCGGCCTGTCTTGCAGCTTCAGCGGCCCTTTGAGCCCTTACTTCGTTGGTAGGTCTACCCCTTTGAGCCATTAGATGTCCTCATTCTGTTGTTTCCAGGAGACCATCGCTCCAGTCCCCCGGTCGATCAATTCATCTAGCCAACTCTGGAAATTCCTCGCTAATTGCGCCTTATTCTGCAATTTCCGTATATCTTCCACGTTCGTCGGGTCTACCAGTTCTAAAGCTTCTTGAGCGAGTAGCAAATCCTGTTCTGCCATCCCTAAAAGCGTCTTTCCAAGATCAGATTGCTTGAAAAGTCTGGCTTCTTCGCCTATCTCCGCTTCTGCTACCAATTCGTCTATCAATGGAGCAATTTAGCCATTAAAGTGACCACTAACGCGCCATCTTCTTCTTCTTCTTCGATTATGTCAAATTCAGCCTGCCTCATCTCTTTTAAGACCTGCTCCAGAGACCATTGAGGCTCAATCAAAGCCGGTAGGGGTATTTCTAAGACCAATTCAGGTACAGGTTCTACGACTTCTGAATACCTTTTTACCCTTTTGAACCTCTTTTTCCTGCTTGTACCACCCGCTGGGACAACAGTTACCCCTGCCCCCCCTTGATAGACGAACTCCCCCGACCCTTGGTAGGCGAAATTCGTTACCTGATAGGCTACATTACTCACTGTTTAACGACTTCTCCACGCTTAACGGCGGTGCAAACCATGTCTTGAGCGACTTCCGAGTAGTGTTGTAGAGCAAATCCTTGGGCTTCCGTATTCTTCAGATTCCAAGGATGAGCCAAACTGTATCCCCAAGTGCAGTTGAAATCACAGTTCAAATCCAAGTGCGGTGCGTTAACCGCTCTCCAGTTCTTATCCAGGTAATACCAGAAGAATTCGACCACTGGAGGCCATTTGTGGGTCAAATCTGCATAAGCTCTACCACTACGCCAATGGGGTATGATTATCTGAGCCTTACCATCTTTGGTCAGAACTCGGTAAAGCTCATTGAAGAAGTGAATTCTCTGTGGAGCGTCTAAATGCTCCAAAAAATGAGAACAATAGACTTCTCCTACCGAACCATCATCCCAAGGCCAAGGACTAGAACCAAGGTCAAGTATGGTATCCACTCCATCGAACTTGATGATGTCCACACCATGAAAACCTTGTTGTTTGTTCTTCCCGCAACCCAGATCGAGTTTTAGAAGCTCGACTTTTGCTACTGTCTTTAGTGCCTTACGCATCTCATCATCCTATTCACGTAGTAACGGTTATACAACCACGAGGCGAAGTGGTAGAACCTCATGAGTGAGTAAAATATAAAATCGTCAATCTTTCTCACCAGATCATTCCCTTTGGCCCAAAAACCCCGGCGTGATCGTAATGACCAACTTTTACTGAGCAATCTATGGCACACCGATAACCATATTTGCGCGCATCTCCCCAGAAATACAAATCCTGTGTACCCAAACCTGTAGAGTCGGCTACTGTCTTGAACCATGGTTTTCTTAGTTTCTCATCCTTGAACATATTTAATCTCCAGATGTTGAACCCCATTCCCGTACCACAGCATTCTACAAGTCCACCATTAGGATCGGGTGGTTGGGGTCTGAAGTTCAACACAGGGTCTTTGGGGTCTCCCCATATCTGAGGAACCCCGCCCTCTCCTTTTGTCCAGTAAAGCCCTCCTATACAGGAGAATTCAGGATGCTTTTCCATCTGTCGAATTAAAGCAACAATCCCATCAACCGGCCCTAGATTGTCGTGTTCGATCGTAAAAAGATATTCCCATGTAGACAGGTCTGGATGAGCCAAGATTTCTGATATAGCCATACTGAAAGCTTCCCCTACTTCAAATCCTTCCGCAGCCATGACGTGAGCAGATTGATTGGGAGGAAACATCAAAGCTCTGTGATTCAAATAAACCTTGGTTGGGATCATCTCTCCAGCAGGTATAAGCATGATCGTTCTTTGGCGTTTCCAACTACCACCTTCAATGATTCGAGCGGTAGATTTTTGTAGATCGTCATTGTGACGACCGAATTCACTTATCCTTTGATGAGCCATATCGAGTTATTTACTCCTGAAGCTGTGAACTTGAAAGATGCAGCCATTGAAGACCATTGCCCAGATGTTTGAGTCATTGCTAAAGCCGTTGCCCCAGCAGAAGCACTTAATATATACCCACTTGCCTGACCATCTGAGTCTATTGCGCCTTGAGTCCAGGGAGAATCCACAGAGGAAATAGC